GGAAATAAAATGGCATTACTAAAACCATTCGAAGAAGTGACAGGCGTCGAAACCGTCTACTGGAAACTATCGTCATTTGTGTGTAAAGGGTTTGAAAGCCCCGGGCACGAAACGGTGGAGTTTTTCTTGGCGGGCTATTTAACGCAGGAAAAACGGTTGAATGACTACATGCCTACCAAAACTATTAGGTACAGTGCTCCGTTGTCCGTGGTCTGTGATGAGAATGGGCGTATTGATCGGGCCCTGATTTATGCCCATATAAAAAACATGCCAGAGTTCGATGGTGCGTTAGACGTTTAAGGGAAAGCTATGAGCATCCAGATTGACCACACAGTAAGTCAGATCACGCAAGATACCGGTAGTGGTTTGACACAGGCCAATGGTACAAACTCTCGTACAGGTTTACGGGACATCAAGCTGGTTCGTAACGTTGAAATAACGTATGCGGAGCTGACATCCCAGTGTGCTGACCTGCTTAACATTTACTCAATGTGCTACAACAATGATGGCACGATTTTGTATTTGGTTGAGGGCAGCACGTCTACGGCAAGTAGCGATGCGCGTAAAACAATTCGCATCCACTACACAACGTTGAGCACAGCCTACGATGTATCGACTAAAAATACGTGGAGCTATTTGGATATTGTTTTAAACACGACCCCCAATACCAATTACAACGCTGTCCATACCAGCATGCAGTTCGGGGACAGTGGGAATTATCTGTATATTTATACTTGCTATCGTTTTTACGCAGCTCCGGACGGTATTACTTGGTATTACTGGTACCCCTACATTGAGCGCCATACGTTGAGTACGCCATACGACATCACGACGGCGTCATACGATAGTCACTACACCATTTACAGTTATACCTCTAGTGGTAGCACCGATCAGCGCACCGGGCACATGGCGCCCAGTTTCGCGATGAACGCGGATTACTTAACTTGGGGCTACTACACTCAAGCGTATAGTCTACCCACCCCATCAAGCTGGGCGCTTCCAACATCTTCCGCAGGAGCGCAGAGTCAAACCTATAGCTATATCGACACCGGCTACACCCCGTATAGCTGGTGGTATGAAAACAGCGGAACGGAAGCGTTCGTTTATGCTAGTGCGGCTCCTGCAGATGGGCGGGCGTATGCATACGCCACAACTATTGGTCAACTCACTTCCTTGCCTACCACTAACCGGGTAACGAGTGCAAGTACTTACTACTATCTTAGTAATTATTTAACGGACCATGTGCATGGCAATAGCTTTGCTTCGCAAGAGTTCTACTCATATAACCTTAGTACAGCCTATAAATTGGCGCTTGAGGGGGTCGATGAACTTTTAAATCCGCGTTTTAGAAACTACCGTCCATCTAATAGTTCCACGGATGTGAGTAGTTACAACCTGCCGTATACTATTCGATACAACTATTGGTCAGGAAACATGGTGCCGCACGGCGACACATACACCAATGGCGTATCCCGCTTAAACCTTTATACCCCTGCAAACGCCACCTATAACGTTAATGTTGGGCAGGAACTTAGCATTGATCAATACGGCTTTGGCATCGGTACGCTGAAGACTTCGGGGGTTGAAGAACTAAAAACGTACTCAAAGAAATTCCAAGTCAATGCGCCTGTTGTAGTGATTGGGGGCAGCTCTATTAACGCAGAGACAGACCAGTCTTTACGAGCGCTGCAGTTCCAGAAAATATTTATTGGTACGGCTTCAGATTACTACAGTAACTATTATCTAGCCCCCCGTATCTACATCGGGTATAAATATGCTTCAGGAACCCCGGACAGTAAGATATGGATAGGGGAACCGAATGGGAGTACCTATATTAGCGGGTCCGTGTACCTAGGCGGGCGATCTTCTTCCAGTGCGATTAACCCAACCTTAGTCGTTAGCACGTTGGACATATCAACTGCATATGGCTATCTTAATATTTTCGGTTCTTCTAATTCAAATCCGATTACGCCAAATGCGCCGGGTATAACTGCTCTTGGAAGTGCTACGAACATAGACATTGAGCTTAACCCTAAAGGCACGGGGCGCGTTGCTTTTGGTACATACACGGCTGGCGCAGTATCCCAGACAGGGTATATTTTTATTAAAGATTCGTCAGGCAATTCTCGCAGATTACTCGTAGGATAAAGGAAACAAAATGGCTTTAGCACAAGATTTGGAAACCCCCGCAGGTATTGTTTGTCAGTATTGGCGGATTGGAGAGTATCGTGTGGTCTTCTCCCATGTCGGGTGGAGCCGCGTTTATGTCAGTCTGCTGGGCTTTTTAACCGCTGAGAAACGAGCAGCAGGCAAGGACCCGTTTGACAGCAGAACAATTGAGATTGAGGTGGGAGAGGTATCCGATGAAAACGGCGGTATTTCTCGGGCCTCGATCTACGCGTGGATCAAAACCAACGGTGATTTTGTAGACGCTGCTGACGTTTAAGAAAGGAGAAAAGATGGAAAAAGCAAAAGCTCTGCCTAAGGGTGCTGCGGAAAAAATTAAAAACTATATTAAAGAGGTCACTACTCCTCTGCCCGTTCCAGATCCAGACGTCAATGCCCACCAAGTGGGCGGGGACCATTATCTCAACAAAGCGATTGAGCCTTGGGACTACATCATTGCAAACAACCTTGGCTGGTGCGAGGGCAACATTGTTAAATATGTAAGCCGCTGGAAAGACAAAGGAGGCCGCGCTGATCTATTGAAAGCGCGGCACTACCTTGAAAAGCTACTTGAATCAGCTATCTAGCTTCACCCCAGTTAGCTCCGACTTCTACGTCGCAGCGGCTGGGAACTTCTAACTGTACCGCTTCTGCCATGATTTTGGACGCTTCAACAGCGTCCTCTTTTTTGTCCACGCTAATAACAACCTCGTCATGAACTTGTAAGAGCAACCGAAAGCCTGCCTGATGTAACGCTAACATGGCTTTTTTGGTTTGATCTGCAGCGGAGCCTTGGATAAGACGATTCAGGCCCTTATAGGTCATGGCCCGCTTGATCCGTGGTCCGTATTTCGCGGCGGCTTCTTCATAGGGCAGAGCCTTGTTTAACCCCCATTCCATGGGCTCCCAAAGCGGGAACCGGCATTTACGGCCTAGCAGGGTTCGAATAGCTCCGCCAGAAGCGGGGTGTTCGATTCTGCGCATAACGGCATTAACGGTGCCTTTAAGAAACGGGACTTTTGTGTAAAAGGTCTGGATCAACTGATCAGCCTCATCTAGTTCTAGGTCAAGTTGAGCGGCCAATTTGGCTTTGCCCATGCCGTACATCAATCCTAAACCGATTGTTTTTGCTTGCTTTCTTCCAATTCCTGCCATATCCGCGACCATTTGGTGGAAGTCGGTGTTGGGGTTTTCCCTATAGGCCTGAACCATTTCATGTGATCCGGGGAGCTCAAGTAGCGAAGAGTAGTGAACCAGAAGTCGCGGTTCTTGTGATGAAAAGTCATTTGATGCCCAAAGTTGTCCTTCTTCTGGGAGGAATAGCCCTCTAACCATCGGCCCGATTATTTCGTGCCGTGCAGGAACCTGCTGCAGGTTTGGGTTAGCCATGGATAGGCGCCCAGTGACTGTCCCCCCGTCATCGGAGCGAAGTTGATTAATGTGCGGATGTATGCGCCCAGTTTTGGCGCAAAACGATAAGTAGGGCTGCAGGAAAGTGCTGTGTGTTTTATTTGTTTCCCGTGCCTCAACTATAATTTTAGCAAGAGGATGCATTGCCGTATCGAGGAAGCCCTTCGTAAAGCTAGGGGCCCCCTTTTCTGTTTTAGCATAGGGAACACCAAGACGATCAAAAGCCGAGGCAATACTAGCTGCTGCCCAGATATCTACGGGTTGGCCTACCTGCTCCTTCATCTGTTTTAAGAGTGCTTTTTCCCGTTTTTTAAGCTGATCGATAAGCTGTTCGGCCTTATTTACGTCAAAGCGGATGCCCTTAGCGGTAATGTCCATCAAGACGGGAAAGACTTCTGTTTCTAGCTGAAAGATGGATTCCACCTCTTCTTTGCGTAGCAGTGTTTTGAAGTGTTGCCACAGCTTGAGTGTAAGTGTCGCATCTTGCTCCGCGTAAGCTCCAACATACATAGCAGGGAGCTTCCAAAGCTCTTTTTTAGGGTGAACGCCAAACTCCCCGGCGGCTTGCTTAAGACCTTGTTCGGACTTGACTTCCTTGAGGTAATCAAAACCAAGTGAATTCAAGCTAAAGCTGAACCGATTCTCATCTAACAAGGGTGCGGCAAGCATAGTGTCATAAACTGTTCCGTTGACCGTGAAGCCTGCTGCTCGAAGCCAACCGCAATCGTAGGCGGCGTTATGCATGACCTTATCGCAGGGGAGGGCCATTACGTCCCTTATCCAGCGCTCTACGCGATTTTTATCAAGGTTCCCACCTCCGGCATGGGCAACGGGGAAATAACCGCTCCAGCCGTCTACAGCAAGCGCGTAGCCCACAACGTAGCCGTCATTACGAGGCCACCCCGGGCCCATCGATTCCATGTTTGGATCGCATGTTTCCAAGTCGATTGCAATTTCGGAGGCTGTGCTCAAGTTAGGGAAAATATCCGGTGCCACCCAATCCGAGGGGGTTGGGAACATAGGGGCGGTCATACTTGAAAGCCTTTCTCAATGCGCTGTGGCAGCACAAGATGTAGGGATTGTTTTGCTCGGGTTATCCCTACATAGAACAATCGATTAACGTTATCAGAATTTTTAGATGCTTCATTTGCAAATTTAGGGCTTAGATCCATTAGAAGAAGCACGTTATCTGCTTCGCCCCCTTTTGCGGCGTGTATGGTGGATAACCGGATGCGCCCAGCCTCGGAAAATTTAGTCCCTCGACGCAGTATAGCCACTAAATAAGTTTTTTTGTCGTCAGGGATTTTTTCTAATGCGGTGTACCAAACCTCATCTGTTTGCAAACCGTAGTGAGCTTTTAACTCATCCATGGTATAGGTCTTCTCCGGATCCCCTGTTTTAAATGTCTTGTGGCCCCTAAGCACGGCCTCGGCCCCTAGTAGACGGTAAACGGCCTTGACGTTTTCGTAGCCAATAGCTTGGCCTTTGCGTAAGCGCTCCCAATCCTGTACCGCCTCAAGAATGTTTTGGCTAATGCTCATAACGCCGCCGCGCTCAAACAAGATGCCATTTGATTTCAGCCATTCATGGATAGGGTTTAGCATATAGTTAGTGGTTGCCATGATGAGCCATTGGCCCTTATCAATCGGCACATCCTCAAACCGCATGTAGCTGCGGACATGGCCTTCCACCTCCCGCGGCTTCCATACTTTTTCTTGCCTGTTTTTGATTCGTTGGATGATATCGTTTGCAAGTTTGTGGACAGTAGCAGGAACCCTGTAGCTTTGTTCCAGTATTTGGATTTCTCCGGAGAACGAAAGAAAACTATTAACGTCCGCACCAGCCCATGTAAAAATGGCTTGATCATCATCCCCCGCCACCCATACGCGCTTAGAACGTAAGCACAATTCCTCAACCATCTTCCATTGCAGTCTAGACAAATCCTGCGCTTCGTCTATGATTAGCACATCAAGCTCTGGGAGATGGTGGGGCTCCTGCACAATGCGCTCCAACATGTCCGTAAAGTCGAGCAAATTTCTAGCCGATTTATAGTGACGGTAACTTCGCTCTACGTATTCAAAGTGATGCCATTCAATATCTAGCGCCGATTGGTTGTAATGTTTACGTAAGTCAAGGCCCTTGATCCGCGCAATGTTGATCTCGTTCAGTACAGGGTTATCCGGGCGCAGCATGTCCATATCAGCATCATGCGACACCCTTAAATCGAGCCCTGCCTCTTTTGCAAATTCGCGAAAGTGCTCGGCGCTCATGACATCCTCTTTCTTTAGCGACAGGCAGTGAAAGGCAAGGCTGTGCAAGGTGCGGAAGTAGGGAAAATCTGTCTTAGCGTTTAGGTGCGGAAATTTCTGGATCGCCCGATCACGAGCTTCGTTTGCCGCCTTTCTGGTGAAAGAAAAGTAACCCATTTTTACAGAGGGCACACCCTTTTCCAGCTCGGCGTCAACCACGTTGAGCAGGTAAGTAGTCTTACCTGCTCCCGGTGGGCCAAAGATTTTTTTAATATCATTCATTCCAAACGTCATCCGGCCAAACAATGACAGGGGTTCCGCGGCCCATGTACGCGCCCTCGATGTTGTACTCAATAAATTCTCGGGCCTCTTCTGCGGTCATGCCATCTTGCATCAGGTTTTCGCGGATGACTTCCCCGTCATACACTAAAACGTCGCACAAGCCCTGCTCCCGCCAAACCATGGCAGGTCCGATTACTGCGTTATCGTGGTCATCAATCTTCAGCATGTACTTTTACCTCAGAAGTTGTTTCGATCCAAACATGAGCGCCACAACTTAAAGGCTTGTCGGGGCTATAAACGACCCTTGAGGGGCCGCAAATTTCTACGTCATGTGCGTAGATATTGTTTTTATATGTTTTAACAGTCAGTACGGGATCATTTTTGCCTTCCTTGCGGTTGGACTTAATGACATGTTGGTTGACATGAATAATCGTTTTCAAAACGGGCTCTCCCCAGAACGTTTGGTCTGCGTCTCAAAGGGTGCGTCCTGTTTTCTAAAACTGGGGATACGCCAACAACGAATAGTGCGGCCTTTTATGAACATTGAAATAGGTTCCCCACCAATATCCCGTAGTCTATGCGCCATCTTAGGTGCGCTAAGGCCCATGAAGTTGTTCCGCTTCAAATGTGCCTCTAAATCCTTCATCCGAAAATAGGTTTTCCCCTCGTCATCATCCCGCCATGGGCGACCCATCATGACCTCTTCGCGGTCAAGTGCTTCCTGCATATGCGTGGTAAATTCCTCAAGCAGATCAGTGAAGCGGCCCGTGATGCTCGTGTCTTCGCTAGCTTCCGTAATCTGTTCAGTCTCGACCATTTCTTTCAGCAGTGCGTTTAGAAGCTGTTCCCAATCTGGTTTTCGCAGCGTTGGCGGGACAAGGTTTAACCGTTCCATACAGGCTTTTTGAAATGCTGTCTGGTTGTAAAGGCTCTCCGTATCAAGCTCTACTCGTCGTCCATTGATATCCAAGAACCACAATGGCGGTTCGCTTGCATATTTAGATAACGAAGATATCTGCGGGGCATCTGGTCCATTGGATCCAATCCCATGCTTACGAGTGCGGCACAACCCGCTGTTACAGAATGCATTGAGTGGGATGTCCTTGCACTTGTACAAGTAATCCTTCTTACCAACCTGTTTTAAGACAAGTTGAACCTCGTTGTTCGGAAGAGGAGGAGCGACGTACTTAAAGTTATATTCGACCATTTTGTCCTCCCAGTCGGAGGGGAATGCTTTCTTAAGATAGATCCCAATGTTGAATAGTCCGTTGTTACGAGTCCCTTCCGGAAATCCTTGGGCGCATAAAGCCTGTAGACAAGGAGGGCCGTCTTTAATGGGGCTTTCCGCTTGCTCTGGCGGTGCAGGGAGGAGTAGAGGTGGCTTCTGGACCTTACTCCGGTAAATTTCGAAAAACTCCTCAAGAGAGGCAGCTTCCCCGTTATTATTGAATGCATACCTTGTACCATTGTCACCTCCAAAATAAGGCAGGTTCAAAAAGTTCCCCGTATCTCCACGGTCAACGAGAATTTCCGCTTGTTTAGGGAAAATTTCCCGCCCAGCCTCACCCAATAACGCCGCGGCGTTTTTAAGGTAGTCCTGCATTTCTGACGCCGAAACGGGTTCTTCAGTAAAAAGAAAAACGTGCGCGCCGCCAGATTTACTGCGGCACACAACCATGGGCAAATTTAATGAAGCAACCTTCTCCACCAGCCCCTTATGGTCAAGAGGATACTGATCAATATCGATACAGCCCCAAATACAAGTGTTATCAGCGCGAATAGGAATAATCCCAAGAGATGGCTCAACACCAGCCAAGTGCTTTTCCCACAGGTCATCTGTTGGTGGCTTCCTAACCACTTGGGCCTTCCCGACTTGTTTTCCATCTTGCCGGTTTTTGTCGATGACGTATGTGCCATAAGCAATGTCGAGTCCCCTGAAGACATCCTGAAATTTTTTTACTTCGGTCATTTTTATCTCAGGTGAAAAAGGGAGGGGTTTCCCCTCCCGTTAATCAGAACGGTACGCTATCGTCAAGAGTAAATGACGAGCCTTCACCTTCATGTTTCACTTTCACCTCGCCTGCGCCAATTGATGCCGCAAACTCTTTTGCTGCACGATAAATATTCATATCTTCAATTGTGCCGATGCGCTCAACTTCCCAACCAAACCACTTGCCCTTGTCGTTAGACTCGGCCTGCGTAGTCAGGCGGTAGAGTTGCGAATACATAGGAGGCGTGTACGCGCCATTCTTGCCTATCAGTTTTGTAGACATCATCATGCTGTTCCACTTGCGGCTCTTTTTAAGCTGCGTGGACTTCATGACGATCAGGGCAGGCTCGGGGAACCCATCCTCATTGATCACCATCACATAGTGATTAGCGGTGTTTTCAATGTAGTTGCCATTATCCAAATAGTCCTTATTGTCCCCCGGTTCCTTGTGGGTACGGCTGAGGATATCGGACGTTGCGGGGTAAATATGGATCGGCGCACCTGACCCGCTTCCGCGTGGGGCCCACTCAATATACTGGCGGATGTAGGCGCAAGGGATGACCGTTATACCCTTTTTGCCATCAAACAGTTGCCCAGATACTGAGTTCAAGATCATGCCCGGACGTGCATTTTCGTTATCGCTAACCTCTGGAGACGTACTTGTCAAGAGGCGCAGGAACGGCAATGCAAAGTCATCTTGCTGCATGCCCTCAAAACCACCGGAGGCGTCTGCTTCAAAGTCTGAAGCTAAAACAATTTCCGTTGATGCTTTCGTTGCTACTTCATTTTTAGCCATTTTCGTTTCCTTTACTTCATGCTGATTTAATGTTGGCCTTTTGGCCGATGTACGCGCCGAATAATTCCGTTGGGAATTCCGTGCCACGTTCCACCATCTCACGAACCCACGCTTTCAACGTCGCAGGTTCTACCTTTTGCGCCTGCTCCACCGGATAGTTTTGCACACGCAATTGGTCTAGTAACGCCTCGCACAACTGGTCTTCACCTCGACCAAATCGAACAGAGACGGTGTTCTTGATAATGTCATCGTAACCATTGTCACGAAGCCACTCGTAGGCTTGCGCCCGGTTCTCTTCCTTGATGCTCGCGCTGTAAAACGCTTTTACATCAATCTGACTGCCGTCAGCCATCTTGAACGATTTAAGCCCAAGTTCGGCAAGCATAGCGGGAATCGTATCTTCCAACAGCTTTCGCTGCTGATCTTTACGTTCTTTCACAACATCCTCTAGTTCCGCTATTTCTTTCTCAAGCTCTTTCGCTCGCTTTGCCAGCTTGCCAACAGAATCAAGGTCTTCATTCTTGATCTGTAACGCACCGGCGTCTTCTTCAAAAACTGCATTCATATCAGTCATCACGCTCTCCTCTCTCAGTAATATCAAGTTTGATTGGGATGTAGACTTGCTCTCTGCGATCCCACTTCAATGCGTTAAATCTGCCGCCGTTGAAAGCGGCTACGATTGCACACACGACTCCGATTGTAACTGGATCCCCAGTCAACAACACAAAATCTTCATCAGTGAAATCCCTAAGTTTTCTACGCAAGTTACGAATAGTAGGCGCTGACGAGAACGCAATCTGGTGATTGGCCTGCAACAGAACCTTGACTTCACCAAACTTCATTGCCCCTGCAATATCATGGTTTGGCATCGCCTGTACGACATAAACATTTGCCACGTTTCTGCTCTCCTTTCTAAAAACGTTCAACTAGTGTACAATAAATTTACGGGCTGTCAATAGGCTCGATCAAAGAAAGGTAGAAAGACATGGACTGGTTTCTAGAGAAGTACCCGTTTAAGAACAAGCCGTTTGTCCACCAAGCCGCATATTTACAGCGTTTCTGGGAGGATCCGCATGTAGCTGTGTTTGCAGAAATGGGCACCGGTAAGAGCTTCATGCTCATCAATAACGCCGCTATGCTGTATGACAAGGGGCTTATTGATTCGATGCTTATCGTTGCACCTAAGGGCGTATACCGTAATTGGTATCAATCAGAGCTGCCCAAACACATGCCGGATCATGTTCCATACGCAATGGCATGCTGGTCCCCCTCGCCGCGTAAAGCAGAGCGTGTCGAGATGAGCGAGATGCTGGAAGCGACAGACAAACTGCGCATCCTCATCATGAACACTGAAGCGTTTAGCACAGAAAAAGGCTTGACATATGCCCGCACTTTCCTGCGCGTGACCAAAGCGTTTATGGCCGTAGATGAAAGCACCACAATCAAAACGCCAACCGCAAAGAGAACAAAGAGCATTATCAAAGTGGGCCGTGAGGCGCGGTACAGGCGGATTGCAACAGGGTCGCCTGTAACCAAGAGCCCGCTTGACTTGTACTCGCAGTGTGAGTTCTTGGACCCCTCGTGTTTAAACGCAAGCAGTTACTACGCTTTCCAAGCGCGGTACGCGGTTCTTGTTGAACGCAGGCTGTCAACACACACGTTTAAACAGATTGTGGGCTACCGCAAATTGGACGAGCTGCAAGAGAAGCTCAATCGTTTTTCTTTCCGCGTGACCAAAGAAGAGTGTTTAGATCTGCCCGACAAAATCTACACTCGACGCGAGGTGGAGTTGACGCCAGAGCAGACAAAAGCATATGACCAAATGAAGCTCATGGCGCTGACGTTGATTGATGGTAACCTGATGTCTACCAACAATGCTTTAACGCAGTTGATGCGCCTGCAGCAGATTTGCTGCGGCCACGTCAAGTACGACGACGGCAGGCAAGAAGACATCCCGTCTAACCGCATCAAAGAGCTACTTAGTGTCTTGGAAGAGTCATCAAGCAAGGTGATCATTTGGGCTAACTACCGCAGGGATATTGAAAACATAAAAGTAGCGCTGCAGAAAGAATATGGCATGACCACCGTTGCGTCATATTACGGCGACACAGAGGCGGAAGAACGGCAAGAGATCGTCACCCGGTTCCAAGACCCTGACAGTGATCTGCGGTTCTTTGTAGGTAATCCAAGGACAGGGGGATACGGGTTAACCCTAACTGCCGCGGACTTGGTTATTTACTACAGCAACAACTTTGACCTAGAGGTTCGCCTGCAATCAGAGGACAGAGCGCACCGT